TGCGGTACGCCAATGACGACAGCCGGTATGTGAACGGGTGCCGTTGGGTCGAGGACTTCGACCCCAATGCATGGGCGGTCATGTGCCGTGTCTCGAAGAAAGGCCGGAGACCAGCAGGCGAGTGGCAGGAGGAGTACACCTACTCCATCGAGCGCAACGGGGACGACGAAGCATACCTGATGGCGCACGGTCGAGCGCGACTGCTCGAGCGCAACCCTGACCTCGAGTGCTTCGTCAAGGCAACCCGCGACGAAACAGAGTGACTATCGGGGCCTGCGGGCCCCGTCTTTTGGAGGACTAAACATGAACAAGCCAAATTTTTATCGATTCGGTAGGGTCAAACTTAAAAACCCACACAAGATCAAGGTTCGTAAGCCCCAATCTGGGGTCATGCTGGCCGAGTTCTGGGACGGGGAGATTCGTAATATCTGGGGCATGGACTCCATGCTCAAGCTTCGGCGGTGGGTCATTCCAATCTACGTCTTGCCTGCGATGCGGATGGCAGGTCGCCCAGCGATCAAGCTCCGCGAGCACAAGGCGAGGCCGAGGATTCGGCGGAGACTGGGGGCGTAAGCCCCCTTTTTTATTTGTGTTCCCCGGCTCTTGGCCCGGGGCCGCAGAGACGCAGGTCTTTATCAAGTGCCCGGCTCGCAGGGCGCAGGGTATTAGACCTTTGTGTAAGAATAAATACTTGTGTAAACGTGTGTATTTTGAGATACTTTCTTTGTCGGAATAACCCGACGTTTTGGAGGACTAAAACATGAATGAACTAAGAAAGAAGTTTAACGATATCGGCATCGCTGATACCCGTCAGTTCTACATCGAGGACGCATTGGCCGCGTGCCATCGTGCATTCTCTCCTCTCGATACAACCAACCGCGCCTTGATCATCGAGCACATGCCATTCTTGGCACAGTGTGCTCGGTTCTATGGCCTGAACTCGACAGCGTGCAACACGTTCGAGCACGACGGCATCGAGATGCCCGAAGACATTGACGCTCGCGTTCGCGAGATAATGGATAACCTGTAAAGGAGGCGGGGGCGAAAGCCCCCGAACTTTTTATGAAAGCACCAATGAGTCTTGGCTGGACAAGTGATCCGGCACACGGTTGGCTACTGGTCACCGAAGAACAGATGAAGGAGAGCGGCATTCAGACCGCGACCTTCTCCCCTTACTCTTACTACTCCGCGGAGTTTAGGACATACGCGCTCGAAGAAGACTGCGACGCCCGACTATTCCTCCGCGCCCTAGCTGATCAGGGTATCGAGCATATGGTCTGGGAGGAGCACCAAAGTACAGGTGACTCCTTTGTCAGGTCATGGGATCGAATAGAGCAGGAGATAGTCCTTTCGGATTAGTCCTCCGGATCAAGCCCCCGAAAGGGGGCTTTCTTTTGGCCCGCAGGGCCTGGGCCGCAGGACCGCAGGCTGTATACTACTTGTTTACACAACTACTTATGGTATAATCAGGGCTGGGCATCCCGCCCTTTGGAGGACTAAAAATGAACAAACCAAATTTCTATCGGTTCGGTAGAGTCAGACTTAAAAACCCGCATAAAATCTCTGTCCGTAAGCCTCAGTCTGGGGTCATGCTGGCCGAGTTCTGGGATGGCGAGCTTCGCAATATCTGGGGTATGGGCTCCATGCTCAAGCTTCGGAGGTGGGTCGTGCCCACTTACGTCTTGCCCGCGATGCGTATGCCGGGTCGCCCCGCGATCAAGCTCCGCGAGCACAAGGCAAAGCCGAGGATTCGGCGGGGGTTGGGGGCGTAAGCCCCCTTTTCTTTTTCCGGGCTCCTCGACCCCAGGTCGCAGGGCTTTTCTTATTAGGCCGCAGGCCGCAGGCCGCAGGTGTATAGCTTGACCGCACAACTAGTTGTGTTATTATGGAGGTCGGGCATTTGCCCGTTTCAAAGTCTATTGGAGGACAAAATGACTAACAAAGAAATCAGTAAAGAACTACAGGTTATTTCTAACCACCTCTGCGAAGCGCGGAACCGGTTGGATGAATTGCATCAATGCTTGTTCTTGGACCGTGAAGACCTGAATCTTGACGACCTGATCAAGGACATTTCAATTGCCGTCGAAGATGCCGAGGTCGAGATCGACCGAGTCATTGACGAAGGTGTTGACTGTATGGAGCGGGCGTAAGCCCCTCCCTTTAACTGGAGGACTAATCATGACTACTTTTGAATCAAAAATCGTAGCGGTTCAATTAACCCTGGACGCCGCTGAAGTTCGTAAGATTGCAATGTCGGCTCGGGAAGAGGCAGAAGACGATCTCAACGCGGGAATGAAGCACGCGGCGGAAGAAGGATTCCGTCGGGCCGCCTGGTATTATCGCGCCATCGGCGACGAATGGTACGCCGAGCGGATGGAAGGCCGCGCAAAGGCCGCGCTAGAAGATTAACCGAGGGGCCGAAAGGCCCCTTTCTCTTCTGTCGGTACTAGGCCCCCGGGCCGCAGGCCGCAGAGATTGCCCCTTATTACAAGGGCCGCAGGCCGCAGGGCCGCAGGAATAAAGATTGACCGCATAACTAGTTATGTTATTATTATATTTCGGCTTATCTATTGGAGGATTTCAGATGTCGATACTTTCTCAGACTCACAAGATGCCCGGCAAGTCTATCAGTCTTGATGCCCGGGAATGCAGGACCGGAGCCAAGCTTGCCAAGGTTCCCGGTTCAGTGTGCCACGGATGCTATGCATTAAAGGGCCGCTATCGTATGGACAATGTCCGCGCCGCAATGGCCCGAAGACGCGAGTTTATGACAAGCGCATCATTCGTTGATGATATGACCGCGGAGCTGTCCCGGATTCGCAAACCCCATTTTCGGTGGTTCGATAGTGGCGACGTGCAGAGCGGACAAATGGCAGTAGATATTGTGGAAGTGTGCAAGCGCACGCCACACTTGCAACATTGGATACCCACCAAAGAGCCCGCTATTTGGTCCGAGGCCCTGAAGCATGTCACGCTCCCGGACAATGCAATTTTGAGACTGTCCGCACCATTAGTTGACGACGCGGCTCCGGATTCTTGGGCCAATACTTCCACGGTCCACAAAAACGGGCAGCCTATCGGTCACGAATGCCCGGTCAAATCGGGCAAGGAACAATGCAATACCTACAATTGCCGCGCATGCTGGGACCGCTCAGTACCAAATGTATCCTACAAGCACCACTAACCACCAAACCGAGGGCCTCGGCCCTCGGATTTCCCTTATAGAGACTCCAGCCTTTGAGACCGCAGGGCCGCAGGACTTGACACGCAGGGCCGCAGGCCGCAGAATTACCCCAAGTTTCTTAGTCCTCCAATCTAAGAAAGCCCGCCCCGCCTAGTGCGGGGCTTTTTATTAGGGCCGCAGGCCGCAGGGCCGCAGAAGTTTCTCATAATGATCAAGGCCGCAGGCCCGCAGGGCGTCAAACACCTCTCCGAGGACCTCGAATCGAGAGCCCCGGCCACAGGCCACCCCCTCAGAGGCCACAGAACGCCCGTCACGCCCCTCAAATAAAAATAGACCTCCATCCTTGGACCGCTTTACTAAGATAAAACTGAGGCCTCCTGCGTGGCTGTGAGCGGTATGCCACGCAACCTGTTGGGGACTTAGCTTAATCGAGTTAGCTTTTATTACTTTTAATTCTATCCAGAGCGGTAAACCTTCCCAAAGGATATATACGTCAGGCATCCCCGCGGAGACTCGGTTCTCTAGCCTCCACGCGTAGCAGTTCTTGGGTAGGTTCTTTCTGATCGTGCTCCAAAAATTCGCCTCCGGTCCCCGTGACATCGGTGTATTCTCCCTCAATAAATGCGTGCGGATATTTCTTCTGTAGTTCAGTCAGTCGAGCGACAATGTCAGCTCGAGACATATCGTCTAGTTTGTTGGTCACTTCTCTTCGGTCTATCGTCAGACCACCGAGTGCAGAGCGTATTTTCTCAGCGTTGATGGCGGCGGAGAATTGTCCCGCGTCTTCTGCCCCTTCAGACAGTTGACACAGTCGTTGCATTTGTCCAATCAAGGTGACCCCGTATCGGCGCTCCCTTTCTTCCCTCAGTTCTTTGATGTACTCAAGTACTTGGGGATGCTCCCGACCTGCCAACAGTTTGTGTGCGTAGACTGCCGCAGTGGCAGAAGAGAACCCTGCCTTTCTTGCACACTCCGCATTCGAGTACTGGCCCTCCACATAATATTTTGCAAACTCTCGCTGTCGGTTAGTCAGCTTTCTTTCAGATTGTTCTTCTACTTGCGAGGCGATTTTATCGCTCATCGATGTTTCTCCTATAAGGGGGATAAGTTCAATTACGTTACATTTCATTTTTGAATTTGGGAAGGATCAAGCCTTGTGATGTTAGTTTGTCACTAAAACAGGGTGAAATAGTGTAACGAGTGTGACGAAAAAAAGGAAAGTGTAACGAGCCAAGATCCAAGGTTCGCGGTACATACAGAGAGATCCGTTACACCGTTACACTCGTCACACCGAATAAATAAAAAAAATAAAAAAATCTCAAATATTTTTTACCCCCCTATAGTGTAAAACGTAACGGCCTCCAAAAAACTATTGTACTCACACATTACTTTGTGTAATCTAGCAAGTGGGTTAACTATAAATGGAGGATTCCCAATGGCACAATTAGGCCGAGATTTTGTTTTACAACTGTCTGCTTTCGGAGCGGACTTTGAGTTCAATGGCAATCACTACAAGACTCTGTGGACCAATGTCCGAGGTCCGGTACGCAAGCGCCGCGACTACAAGCAGGATTGGATCATGGTTGATATGTGGTTGGAAGATGAAGATGCGGCAGTGAACACTGCACCATCGGTTGCTGTTGGTTCAGATGCGTGGACCGCGGCCCTAGAAGCCAACACCGCGCATGATGCACTCTTTGGCAATCGTGTTCGTATCGGTGAACTGGGTGCGTTCCAGTTTGATGATGATTACAGACCGGATTACCCACAGCACATAATTGAGGAGCAGATGCTCCGGTATCTTGAACAGTTTGAGCGTAAGCCTGAGTATCACGGCAATGATGTCTGGCATGAGATGTTCATCGACATTTACAAGCAATACGAATTCTATCGTGAGCATGAACTCCGCAATTCAATTTTCTTTTATCACTGGTCGCGTGACTGTGACCTTTGTGAGTCTGAGGGAGTTGAGGTATTCAGCAACTGGTTTGAAGCGGCTGAGTGGATCAATTGTTTCGGTGAGTCGGCTGAGGGACCTCAGTCATTACATCAGATGACGTATGAGCAGTGGCGGGTGTTTGATCCTGCCCCTGTGCGTGATCGTGGGTTGGAGCAATTCGAGGAGCGTGGGTACGGATCATGAGTGATTTTGGAGAGGCGGCAGATGCCGCTAGGAGAATGAAAATGGAGCTTAATGCAGTGGAGCAACCGTTAAAGGTTAAGTTTGTCGAGTCGGCAACTTTGCGTTGGTGGCAGTCGCCTGAGTGGACGGTGTTCGTTGATGAGGATGGTGATCCTGTTGGATTCGAGCATTCCCAGTTTGGTGAGGATGGAGGCACTGGCGGCCTGTGGTTCGATGGCACACATTTGGTGGATTACGACGGTGTCTACAATCTACCAAAGGGTGTGATCGAGATTTGTGAGCATATTGGTTTCAATATGGACTACGCGAAAGATGATGACTATTCGGAGGGGGAGTCATGAATGATTTTATAAAAGAATACAACGCGAGTGCTGAGAAGCATAACAAGCGCGTGAAGTCGATCCGCGAAACGCGGTTGCCGAAGTCATGCACAGCGGCCATTGATGAATCGATCAAGGCAATGGACCAAGTCCATGAGCAGGTGTGCGAAGGCGTAATGCACGGGTATCACTCGCTGATGATGGATGATGTCGTCAGGTTGGTGAATGCGATGCATAAGCTGAAGTCTGAGTTCGAGTATCGGGAGCTGAGGCTATGAGCAAAGGTTGGTATGTCAAGGTGGAGACCAATGTGATTTTCACGGTGGACACCAATATTGGTGTGGTCGCATCTTGTGAGCGCGAGGCGGCACTTGAGGCGATGTCTATCATAGAAAGTGACCTTGATTGTCATAGTGAACATTTCAAAGATGCGCTTGAAAAAGCGTTGCCGTGGGAATTGAACATGGGCGGTATAGAATGGAACCGAGGTTCGATGTCCGGTGACATCGATTTCGATACCATGCAGGCCCTGTCGATCACACCTGATCCTGATTTCGATCCGGAAGATG